AAGTGAACGCGAACGGCCAGCGCCCGTTGCAACTGTGGCCGCTCAACCCGAAGCGCGTGCGAATCTCCCTCGACTCGCGCCGGGGAATCGTCGGCTATCTGTATCGGGTGAACGGAGTGGACGTTCCTTACGACGTGGACGAAATCATTCACTTCCGAAATCCGCACCCGGACAACGACTACTACGGCATTGGCGACATTGAAGCCGGTGAGTCTTTGTTCAAGGAGTTCATCAACCGGGACTCTTGGACGGAGAAATTTTGGAAGAACGGCGCGGCCCCATCGGGCATCCTCATCTGCGAGGAAAACATCACTGACCAAGCGGCCTTCGACGAAGCGAAGAAGAAGTGGCAGCGGGAATACGGCGGTTCGGAGAACTCCGGGAAGACCGCATGGCTGACTGGAAAGTGGAAATACGAACAGCTTGGTCTGTCCTCGCAAGAGATGCAGAACATCGAAGCCAGCCGGTTCACCTTGGAGAACATCTTCCACTTGCACGGCGTCCCGCTCTCCGTGGCAGGCGTCAAGGACGCGGCGAACTACGCGACGGCCCGCATCGACGACCTCATCTTCCGGCGCTACACGGTGAAACCGCTGACCAAGATTCTCGCGGACACGCTGAACTCCGACTTGGTATCCGGCTACTCCGGGAACCTTGTCATGTCCTTCGACGTGGCGGGACTCACTGACCTCGACAACGTGGTGACGAATTACGTCCCGTTGTTTGACCGGGGCGCACTGTCAGTAAATGAACTGCGAATCGCTGCGGGCTTCCAGCCTGTGGACGACCCTCTTTACGACCAGCACTTCATCAACGCCGGTCTTGTTCCTTTCGAGTTGGCTGGAATCGGGAATCAAGAAACGACTGAGGCGCAAGCACGCGCCATCATTTCCCGCTTCGTGGAAAGCGGCCTGAACCCCGGACGGCTCGGCAACGGCAGAGAACCCATAACGAAACGACAATGAAGACCATCCTATCAATCCTGATGCTGGCGGCGCTCGCCGCCACGGCGCAACCCGTCGTCCCTCACGTCGCCCCGAAGACCAATGCGAGCGTGACGCTCGAATGGCACGCCAACCTTGAACCCGAAGTGACGCACTACTTTATTCACCGGGGCATTTCTTCCCGGAACTACACTGAGATGATACGGGTGGACGGGCGGCTGAACACAAACTGCGTCTGGACGAACATCGTCATCGGAGTGACGAATTACTTCGCGGCGACGGCGGCGGGGACAAACGCAGTGCAAAGCGATTATTCCAATGAAGTGTCCGTGCGACTGGTTCGCCTCGCGCCCCCGAACTTGAAGACCGCCATCCCAATCACGGCTTTTATCGAATCGAAGTCCGGGGAAGGCGAATGGGTCAGGCGTCACACCATCGGCCCCATCTACGCGCTCGCGGACGACCCTCAAGAAATCTTCCGAGTCGTGCTCGACGGCCCGGTAGGCGTGCCCGTGCTTCCCAAGTGAAACGTCTCAACGCTGCCCGGTTCATTGCTGCCGTCGGGGGGAAGGCGCTCATCATTCCGCCGGAAGGCTGGCGGGCGGGCACCTTCCGTATTCACGGGCGGGCGATGATTGCCGCGATGCACCGGGCGGCGCTAATCACTCAGAGGCAGCAACAGTCCGGGATTGTCCGGGACACGGCGCGGGCGTTCACGAAGCAGATTGAGGAAGTCATCCGGCGCTTCGAGTCCGCGTCCGGTTTCGGGCGTCGCAACGTCAAGGTGAGTGGAGACATCTTCCTGCCCGCGCACGAAAACTTGGTGTTAGAAATCCTGAACGACGTGCTCCGGGAGACGGGCGCGGAAGTCAGCGCGGAGATACTGCCCGGAGTCCGCTCGACGCTCGACCAAGGCTACTCAAAAACTTCCATCTTCCTTTCCCAAGACCCGAAGGTGCGCGACAACCCGAATCTGCAAAGGCGGGCGCGAGAACTGGCGGCTCGCATCACGAACATTTCCGAGACGACCCGGAAGCGGTTCCAAACGATTCTGAGCAATGCAGTGAAGGAACGGCTTTCGGTTCCGCAGACCGTGAAGCTCATCCGAGAAAAGCTGCCCAAGATTCAGGCGAACCGGGCGCTGACCATTGCCCGGACGGAACTGAACCGGGCGTGGACAGACGGGGCAATTCAAGCCTTCCAAGAGTCGAAGACCCTCACGCACGTTTCCGTCATCGGGTGCGAAAGCCGGGAGGAAGACCGATGGGATTCACCCTCCTACGCTCCCTACCTGTATCGGGGCGAGTCCACTTGCAACATTCAAGACGTGCCCGTGGCGGACGCGGACAAGCTTGAGTTCCACATCAATCACACCGGGACAATGGTTCCGTCGGGCTTCATCGAATGAACACCGCGAAGGCGAGGGCATGGCTGGCAAAGGAACCCGAAGTCAGGGCGGGGATGGTGTGGACTCCGTTGCCTATTTGCGAACGGCTGTTCATCCGGTGGGAGGCGGTTGACCTTGTGGCGGCAGTCGCGCCGGGGCGCGTGAGGGTGGAAGACGTGTTCGCCCGGCAACGCTGGCTACGAGTGGCGACGTTGAAATGGCTTCTCGACGAGTTGGACGCGGGGCGGTTCGGGCATTGGGGCACGGATGAAATAGTAACCTTCTGGCAGGGCGCTGCCTACGTCGTGGACGGGCATCACAGATTCGCCATTCGCTCGCTGGCAGAACTGACGGAGATGGACGGATGGCAGCACAACTGCCGGACAGTGACACTGACAGAGGACGGGAGACTTCCATCGCGGGGTTGACAGTCTGGCGGAACCGGCGCACAACACTGGCATGGCGAAATACGTTTTCAGTGACACGGCCCGCTACTTGGGAAGGTTTGGATTCGTGAAACCCGGCGACGTGCTCGACCTGACCGAGCAAGAGGCGGCGTCCATCGCCAATTCAACTGTGATTGGGAAGGTGCCCGACGCGAACGAACTGAACATCGCAAGAACAGCAAAGCGCATAACAGCCAGCGCGGCTTTATCCACTTCTGACGACGGCGCTCTCATCGACATTGTGAAAGGGGCCGGGGCAATCACTGTCAGCCTTCCTCTTGCGACCGGAATGAGGGCTGGTTGGAATGTGACGCTTCGCAACTCAATTGAGTCCACGGATGCGAACTTTATTATTATCGACACGGTTGGGAGCGAACTTATCGACGGAGCGGCTTCAATCGGTTTGGAACTGAACGCCGCCCGTTACATCTATTGGGATGGGGCGCAATTCCGCAGCCGTACTTTCTCGAATTGAAAAACCATGAACCCGATTATCGTTGTCGATAACCAAGGCGGCGCGTCCGCGCTTCTCGACCAAGCGCCAGCCGTCATCAATCTTCGCCAGTTCAACGCGCAAGACCGCTTGCTCGTCTTCAACGTCCACACAACGAATGGGCAGGGCGGCACTCCGACTGCGCCGGGGGCCAACAAGCAGTTCAAGTTCTTCTACGCTTTCCATGACGAGGGGAACCTGACGCTCGCGGACGTGCCGACATTGCTCGCCACGAAAGAGCGGTCTTTGAACTGCGATTTGCCGAATTCCAATTCCAGTGCGGCGGCGGGCCAGCGTCATCACTCGACCGTGGAGCCGGTGCTTGCGACCGGGGACTACATGTATGTCTGGTATGACATCGACGCTCTTGTGGCGAACTCCCTTATTGACGCCCGCGTGACAGCAAGAATCGTCCAGTGAACGTCCTGACCCATCTGCTCAAGCAACGGGGCGGGCGGCTGGGAAACCTTGACCGCCGCTGGAAGCCCGGTTCTGACTTGCGCCGCTACTTCGGCCAGACCCTTGTATCGACTACGGCGCTGGCGACGATTGCGGGCAACGCATCGACCGCCGCCTACTGCCCGCTCTCCGACTCCTTCGCCACTTCCGACAACGGGGTTCCGACCGTTCACGAATACTTCCGGAACGGGACGCTTCGCCGAAGCTGGACGGTATCCGGGTTCACAGACATCGAATCCATGTGCTGGTGTTTCGGGGACATTTGGGCGATAGGGGAGGAAGGGAATCCGGGCGTCGTCAACGACATCAACATCGTGCGGGTGCCCCGCGACGGCGCGGTGTCCATCACGAAAGGCGGAACGAACCACATCCGGGAAATCACGACGGCGGTAGCGTCGGGCGCGAACTTGGGCATGGAGGGAGTCACCTTCGACCCTGAGTGCGCGTGTTTCTACTTCGTGACGGAGAAGCCCAATGCGGGAGTGTGGAACGTGTGGAAGGCGACGTGGGATGGCGCTCGCATCACGCCGCTGTTCGACTTGAACGGGCCGATGGCCGGGAAAGCGACTGACATTTCCGACCTTCACTACGACCGGGTGAACCGCCACTTGTTCCT